ACCCCTCCCACCACCCAGCCGTTTGTGGTTGGTGAAAACGGCCCGGAGACATTTATCCCCGCCGATGGATCAGAGCCTATCGTCGTTGGCCAGCACGGTCCCACGGTCATGACAGTCCCCAAACCGGGTTTTGTTGAGCCCAACCCACAGACATCCCAACAGGCCCGTGCCTCGCTTAATCAGGGCGATACGCAGCAGCCATCGGCGCAGGTGGCACAACAGGCAAGGGCGAGTTTGGGAGGGCGGGCGCCGGTCAACTATGTCCAGGTCGGGTCAGGGAGCAACCCGATCACAATGCGAGAGGTCAATCTGTATGATGCGGTAAAGCAACAGCAGGCCCAGGATGACGCGGCAGCTAAGGAAGCAGAAAAGAACAAACCGGAGTTCAACCCGCAGGATGCGATTGACTATGCAAAAAATTTAAGCCCTGACGACCGAAAAAAATTTTGGTCCAACCTCCCTCAAAATCAACTTGATTCCGTAAATAATTATCGGACGCAGATTAACACGTTAAGTTCTTCACCACACCAAACAGGTCTGTCTTTTATCCCGGTAGATCAGGCCCGGCAGTTTGCGCAGTCAAAGGGATGGACTACGGCCCCGGTTGCAGCGCACGGACAAGCGGCCAGCCCCGAGGAAAAGCAAAAAATTGATGCTGCAATGGCCGGGGCCGTCGAAAGCGGAGATGCGACCTACAACCCTGGGGCAACATACAATCCGTTCCCTCCTGACTTTAAAATAGAGGGGAGCGTCTCCAGACTGCTTTCAAATCGCCGTGCGGCGATGCAGCAACGTACTCAAGAAATGCAAGCCGAGGACGACGCAATGAAAGCAAAGCAGGCGGCCATGGCCCGCCGTGCGCTTGGTCTTGGATCATATTTTGTAACCGCTCCCGACACCGCTATTTACAGGTAGTCCAATGACATACACCCCAGACAACGATGCGTGGGTTGATGACGAGATAGCTCAGGAGCAGGCGCGGCGGTCGGCACTCTCGGCGCCTGCCACTCAAGGTCAGGCCCCCGACCAGTCCCCACGCGTTGCTGGAGTCAACCGACCGGAGACGATGGACTACCTTCGAGCAGCGGCCGAGGCCTCTTCTCGGCTCGCGCGTGGCGTTGGCACAGGTCTCCGTGCCATCGGTCTTGAGACGCCAGGGAAGTATGTCGAGGATTTGGCCAACAAGGATATCCAGGAGGCGCAGCAATCATACTCCCCCGGCTGGAGGGAAATGAAAGAGGCCCCCACGTCCGCCTCCAATATCGGGCAAAAGCTCGTCTCCGGGGCTGTCGAGATGTTACCGTCTATGGCGGTAATGGGGCCAGCGGCCAAGGCTGTGGGTGCTGGAGCAACAGCCCTTGGCGCGGGGGAAAAGGTGGCGGCGCTTGCCGGTGCTGGCGTAGGCGGTGCTGCTGGATTCGGGTTGCCTGCCGCCGGAGACCTCGCCAAACAAATTCAGGACGCCGATCCCTCCACCCTTTCAGCCGCGCCTCGATTCCAGGAAATCTACAATTCCCTCGGTGATATTCCAGAAGACCAGCGTTTTGAGGCCGCCCGGCAAAAGATGACCAATGAGGCCGTTGCCGGGCGGCTTGGGTGGGAAGCTGGGCTTAATGCCGCTATGGGCCCGCTTGGCTCCAAAGTAGGCGAAGTCCTGGGTGGCGCATCCAAAAGTGGTCTGGTCAATTTTGGGCGAAACGTCGCCCAAAAGGGGGTTGAGGGGGCAGGTTTTGGCGCTGGCTCTGCCGTCGCCTCCAATCTCGCCGCCAACGAGTATCTTGGCGAAGACCATCCCTTGACGCAGGGGACCGGACAAGCGGCGCTCGAAACCGGACTCATGGGCGGGATTATCGGCGCCGGCGAAGGTGGCCGTCGGCCAATGTCCAGAGCGCAGACAGACGCTGCCGAGCAACAGCGTCGTGCCAACGCCAGGACTGCGTACAACGCTGAGACAGAGCGGATCGTCGCAACCCCAACCGAAACAGATCAAACACTCCAGGCGGCCGGTGTCGCCGACAAGCCGGAGTGGCAGCAAGCCTTGGCGGCCTATGACGCGATTGCTGGGAATCAGGATGCCGTGTCCCGGGCGCTTCCGACCGAAGAGGGCGCCTCCCCGACCCCTGTCGAACAAGGGGCTAACGCGCAACAGGCGCTAGGTCCGGCGCTTGAACGCGCTTGGTATGACCCAAGCCAGGTTGAGGAGCGGTATCAACGCAGTCTTCAGCAGGGCGCCACGGTAACGCCTGAAGAAATACAGTCTCAAAATTCTAATGCCTCTCCGTTCCCCAAGACGCTTGAAGAGTCTTCAGCCCTGGCGCAGCAGGCTCAAGAGCAAGCGCGTCAAGCAATTATTGATGCCCAGAGTGAACAACAACGCCAAGAGGCAATCCAGCAATTCGAACAAGCCACGCAGCAATTGATGCAGCTTCAGGCGCTTCCGTATGGCGGACAAGATTTTAATTTGGTCCCCTATGCCCAACGGCAGGACGTGCGGGCTGCCCAAACTGAGCAGCAGGCAGTCGTGGATGCCCTGAATCGACGACCGGCCCTTCCTTCTGGGACTCAGGATTTCGAGCTTGTTCCAAATAGCCAACGTAGGGATTTGCCCGTTCTCTCAACCACGATTCCTATGGGCACGGATAATGCCGGGCTCGTGTCTCCGAGGGCTACGGCGATCAATCAAGCTATCGAGTCCGCCCAGGCTGCACAAGATGCTTTCTCTGCCGCCAAGACGGAAGCTGATAAAATTCAGGCTCGGCAGGATTACCAGGCAGCTATTGACGCCTTGAATCAGGCAAAAGCCCTCCCCGCAGGTTCACAAGATTTTGAAATGGTTCCCTATGACCAGAGGCGCGATGTCCAACTCGGTATGGATGAATTGGCCAGCCGAGCCGAGGTATTGGGAAAAATGCCCGCTCTCCCGTATGGAGGGCAGGATTTTAATGTTGTCCCCGAACCCCCGGCACCGAAGCCTCGTCAACTTTCGCCCAAGGAACAGAAACAGGCCTCTGCGCTGGCCAAGCGTATTGATAATCTGACCAAGCTCCTTTCCGTCGAAAAGAATCCCGCTGCTCGTGCTCGCGTGGAAGAAACACGTACCGGCTACGAAGTCGAGTTGCGCAACCTGACCGGCGAGACTGCTCCGGCGCTCAATCCCGAGGAACAGGCCAGGGCCGACGCTTTGCGCCAGGAACGCGAAACGCCTCCTGCCGCTCTACCGCAAGGTCAGGGATTTGACCTTGTTGGCAAACCCCAAGATTACACACAGGCGGAAGCGGCCAGCATGGGCCCTCTTGTTCGGGAGAGTGGCGCCCAGGTCGAAACGCCTACGGTCAAATATCTTTCCGATTTCGATGCGGGGAAGGCCCTCACAGAGGAACAGGCCGTCCGCCAGTACCAAGAGCAGCAGCAGCGAGATGCGGCCCAAGAATATGGCGCAAAGACGCTTTCTCCCCTTTGGGCGTTTTTGCGTGGGCGGGTAGATGCAAAGTCTATCTCCGATCATTTTGGATCGGCCGTCCTGGAAGACCTTCGCGGGAAAGCCCCTCGCGATATTTTTAAGTCTCGCGGCAACGGAGGCATCGGCTGGGACAAGTTGGAGCAAGAGGCAAAATCTCAGGGCCTGTTGCCTCAAGATGGCGACATGCTCCAATCCCTCCTGTCCAACGTCACAAACAAAGAACAGGCCCAACGCGACCGCATAAACGGCGCGAACGAAGTCTGGAACCGCGATGAGGGACCGGTCGGCAGTGATTCCCCGGCACCAGAAGAATCTGGCATGGTGCCGATTAACAGCGATGGGACAACCAGAGACGGGGCAGGACCGATGTATCGCCAGGGCAAACCGTCCCGCGTTGGTCTTTCTCCAAACGACCTTAAAGTCGAACTCGACAAGACACCTTACGCTGGCGTGACGGTTCTCAATTCTCCCGCCGATCTCCCGGACGCCCGGCTCCGTGACGAGATGTTGCGTAGCGGCAATGATGGCGCGCGCGGGGCGTATGATCCGCGTACTGGGCAGGCCTACGTTTTCGCCTCGAACCACACAGACTTGACCGACGCCGTGCAGACGGCACGTGATGAACTTTTCCACCAAGGCACTTTCCGATGGGCCGAACAGCAGGCACAGGCGAACCCCAAGGCGGGGCCGGCATTCAAGCAGTTAAATTCTTTCATGTCTGAGGTTCGGGCCGTCAAGCGTGACACCATCAATAAATGGTTGGACGCAAATGATTACGGCGAACTGAAAAATTCGAACTATGGCGCAGCAGAATGGTTGACCCACGAGGCCAGCAAGCAAGCGCCGAAGTGGCATGATCGCTACGTTGTGGCAGTCGTGGAGTTTTTTCGTAAGCTTGGGAACGCGATTGGCTTCGATTTTGGAATGACAGAAGCAGAAATCAGAAATTGGAGTCGGAAGGTTGAGGAGGGCATCGGAGGAGCTGACACCGGTTCGACAGACCTTCCTAACGGTGACAGGCCGGTCGCCTATCGTAGGGCGCACCAACAGCCGGTGCTCACTCGCCCCGAGGACGGAATTGCTGACGCCCCAGACAGGAAAGAGCGTTTTACGAAAGAGGCGATTAAAGGTACCTTGGACAGTTTGTACCAAAAAGCCGTTGACCAAGCGTACCCAGCCCTCCGCGAGGCTGCCAAAGTCTCTCCCCAGGCAAAAGAAACACTCCAAAATGCCATCTCGTATCAGCGTGGCGCCGGGGGCGTTACAGAACAACTTTTGACTGGCGATGGCGGGATTTATGACTACGCCAAACCAAACAGTACTGCTCCTAAAGCCAATACGGAGAGCCTTAAAACATCCGTCGCGCCTGTTGCGGGCGACCAAAAGCTTTCCGAAGCTCTTGACCTCGTACTCAAAGGGGAACGATCTGTTGCCCTGGCCAAGTTCCGTCCCGAAATCCAAAAGGCAGATTATCTTGCCGACCGCAAATATTGGACGGACGCACTTAGGGAGGCGCAAACACCTGAAGAACGACGGTTGATTAACGGACAGCTTGAGGCGATCAAGATGCAATATGAACGAGGCGTCAAGGGGATTGATGCCCAATACTGGAGCAAACGCCTTGGCGAGATAAAACAATCCCTTTCCCCAGACGAATACGCCAAAGTCCAAGAAGCGGCGGACGGCTACCGTCGCTACATGCGAAACGCCATACTTGATCCGCTTCATGAGGCAGGAATTTTAAGCGATGCGTCTTATAAAAGCATCATTAACGCACCAGAAAACGAATGGTATGCTCCGTTCCAACGGGAGATGAATAATGTCGAACGGCAATACGTCGGTTCGGCTGATGTCGTAAAAGAACTGCGCGGTTCAGATAAAAATACACTTCCCGCTGTTGAGTCGGCCATTGCCTACACCCAGCGAGCCGTCAAGCTCGTGGCACAAAATAACGTCTCGAAGGCATTCATTGCCGCTCGTGATGCGTCTCCCGATCTGCAAAAAATCATCACCCAGGCAAAGGTTGACCCAGGCAGGGTAAATCAGGCCAACTATATTCGCGTTGTCGAGAATGGGGTAAAGAAGTATTACGAGGCGCCAAAAGAATATCTCCAAGCTATCAATGGAATGAACCAGCAAGAGGCAGGTCTGTTTCAAAAGGTTATGGCGCTTCCGGCAAAGACACTCCGTTTCGGCGCGACGATGTCTCTTGAATTTCCGTTGCGAAACTGGATGCGCGATCAATGGACGGCTATGATTAACAGCGACTACAACTATAAGCCGTTCATTGACTCACTTCGTGGTCTTGCCAAAATTGTCATGAAAGACCCCATCGTCAAAGAGTGGCAAGCCGCTGGTGGCGATTCTGGTTATTTGACATCGCTTGACAGATCGGTAAAGCATGTTGAAGCCAAGGAAATACTTGACCTTCAACAGCGTGGACTCATCCATTACGCCTCGAATCCAGTGGATGCGTTGCGTGCAATTCGGGACGGGCTCCGGTCTATATCCGATTATTCAGAAAAGGCCACCCGAGTGGGCCTCTACGCGAACGCTCGGGCAAAAGGAGCGACACCGTCCCAGGCTATTACGGAATCACGGATGGGAACGATAGACTTTAGCCGTATGGGCACTCAAGGTAAGGCGCTTAACCAAATTGTGGCATTTTGGAACGCGAACGTGCAAGACGCTGACATTATGACGCGTCGTATTCTTAACAAGCCAGGACAGACGCTTTCGAAAATTGCGCTTGGTATTACACTCCCCTCTGTCTTGCTTTGGGCCTCGCAACATGAGGATGATCGCTGGAAGCAAATTCCGACGTGGCTTAAAACAACTTGTTGGGTGGTGCTCCCCTGGTGGGACAAAACCGCCTCCCCTATTTGCATCCCGAAGCCTTTTTTGATGGGGGCTCTCTTTGGTTCAAGCGTCGAGCACATGCTTGACTACGCATCTGGCGCCAACAAAAACGGGCTAAGCGACGCAATAACGGGAGTATGCGAGTCTAGTTTCCCCGGTATTTTGCCGACCGCTCTTACTCCATGGATCGAAAACAAGACGAATTTTTCCTTCTTCCGTGGTCAGCCTTTAGAAAATTCGTCCATGCAGAATCTTCCTTCAGGAATGCGTGCCAACACGCAGACGCAAGATATTTTTCGTTCGTTAGGGAAAATGACCAACATCTCGCCAATCAAAATGGAAAACCTTTGGCGTGGATATACAGGGAATCTTGGTCTTGCGGGGTCCGCCCTTGTCTCCAAGGGAATGGATGCCGCCATGGGGAACGAAAATCCACCTGAAGTCGCACAGCGCCTTACCGAAGCGCCAGGACTCCGTGCGATATTCGGGCGTGAACCGATTGGATCGGCAAGTAAGTCAGTTGATGACTTTTACAAAAATTACCAAGATGCAGAACAGGCTAGCTTTGCATATAGATCATTGCTAAAATCTGGAGACAAACAAGCGGCTGATCGGTTTTATTCCGAGAATAAAGATAAAATACTCATGGCGTCCAACATGGGCGATGTTGCCAAAAAGATGTCGAAGATTCGTCAAGACATGGCGGCTATCAGGCAGAGCATGAGTCTGTCGCCGGATGAAAAAAGGGACCAAATAGACTCCCTCTCCAGGAAGGAAACGCAGCTTACCGATTCGGCGAATACATCTTTCGATACTGAAGAAGGGCATCCCTTCCAAAAGTTGCGCATTGACTATCAGGTCATGCACGAACAGCAACGCGAATTGGAAAAGGCCGGAAAGTATTCTGAAGCGACGAAACTCAAGATGGAGAATAGCCTTTATCGAAAAGGTAACCTCGTAAATATGGTGACGCACCTCAAGACACAGCGAAAAAAAGTTGAGGATAATCCTCGAATCGCTGAATCGGACAGAGAAAAAATTCTTGCAACTCTTGACAAAAGAATCAAGGACGCAATGGATCGTGCCGTTGCCCTAAGCAATAAATAAAACAGACGGAAAAGGAGCCCCCATGCCCGACCTGCTTTACAACAGCTTCAAGGAATACGCCTGCGATGGCACTATCGACCTGGACAGCGACACCTTTAAGTGTTCCTTATTCACGTCGGACCATATCCCCAGCGCCAGCAACGCCACGTTTGCCGATCTGTCCGGGGAGGTGAGCGGGACCGGCTACACGGCCGGCGGCGCGACGCTCTCCAACGTCACCTGGACTCGCTCCGGCGCCACGGTCACGTTCGACGCCGATGACCCGTCCTGGACCAACGCCACTATCACGGCCCGCTACGCCGTCATTTACAAGTCGGGCACGGCCAACGGCATCGTCAACCCTCTGGTCTGTCTGCTCGATTTCGGCGCGGACAAGGGCGTCACCGGTGGCACGTTTTCCGTCACCTTCAATGCCAACGGCATCCTGACCCTGAGTTAGCCCATGCTCGACGCCTGGGTTGGCTCCGATACCCGCTGGACCGGGACGGACGCGCGCTGGCAGCCGGCCGGTGCGTCGGCCATCACCGTGGGCACGGTCACGGCCGCGTTTGCGGTGTTGCCGGCGACCGTCGCCGTCTCGGCCGTGGCCACGCCCGGCCCGGTCGCGGCGTCGGTTGCGGTGTTGCCGGCGACG